GGCCCTTCCAAACCTAAACCACCCTGCTTGTAAGATACATCAATTGAACGACAAGAATGTGACAACTGCGCAGCGGAATACCTCTTAATCTGATCTTTGGTAAAACCAGATCGGAGAGCATCCGCAACCGTTATTTCATCATTCTCGTTTCGTTTCACCAATTTGAACTTACCTGTCATTTGACGTGTTAAAACACCATCAATTAAACAGAAAAGTTGTGAATCGATTGAAACGAATCGTTTACTAATGTAGTTCTTACCTACACTGAGTTGTAGACCAATGTGATCAGCTTCCTGTTTCCAAAGAGAGATTTCATCTAAGCTCAACTGAGCTGCGACGTCATCACCATGGAACAATGCGGGAACTTCATCTAATCCTTTTTTAGTCGCGCGACATACCGTAAAGGCATTCGCTAAACACAAAACCGGAAAAGAAAGAAGACTTCCCATCAATTGTCCATTCTCTTGAAGAACAGGATCCAATTTAGTCCAAGGGGGATACTCAACTCCATGTTGAGACATCTCCCACCTAATGTATTGTGAAACTCTCGAAAGAGATACTTCATCAAAACACGAGGCTAGGACTTCAAGGATAGTTTGAGACACCTTAATATCGATTTCATCTGTCGCGGCCGTATAGTCTCCAGATAACAATACTTTTCCTTCATCGGGTTTACCGAGTTGGTCGAGATTGTAATTAGGATTACTATTTGGCTCAAAACATTTGTAGTCTTTTAAGGCTTCAAACATAGCTAACTGACATGGTTTCAGAGCAAAGGAATTAGCCATTGGCTTCGTAATTGTTCGAACCTTAAGGGGTTCTGCAATCGCGTAGACTTTGACTAAATTTGAAGGTAGTTCTTCTAAACTATACTCAAGACCCAATCCTGGTAATTCAGAATTTGATGGAATAATCTCTTGATACCAAGTTTTCCGACTTTCACATGAAGTGAATCTCAGAAACTTTTCAAAAGCTTCATCCACAATTTTCTGAACAGGCAATGGACCGGTGATAACACTCGGTCTTTGCCAACCAGATTGGATTTTGGGCGGGTTTAGACTTCCAAGTAAATAATCTTGATCCCAAGTATACTCTGTACGAGCGTATCCATTTGAAGTTAAATGGTAACACGGACTGAGGCGTCTAAAAAACGCATCAGGACATGACCATCCTTTATCATGGAGGCTCGAAGCGAGTGTATTTGAAGTCACAATTATGAACTTCGAAGTAAACTTCCTTCCCTTTTCTCTCAACTCTGCCATTGGTAGGATATATTCACAATCAGAGACCAACTGTAATAGTTCTTTCCTATTATCGTCCTCCTTTGGAGTGGCGTAACCGAAATCATCTAAAACAGTAATCATCTGTTGACGGTATCCGTCCCAATGATCTGTAGCAGCAGAACGGTAATAAACAAGAGACTTCCAAGTCTCTTGATTATAACCAAATTTTCGTACTAGAGCTTTACATATCTGTTCAACTGAACGAGACTTCCCTGTTCCAGGAGGACCAGTGATGTGAATTACAACAGGTTCTACACGTAGATTACTATAGTCATTAATGAATGACCGAGTAACTATTTGTTTCCTTTGTTGTAGGACACCTCTTTGACCTCCAGCATCACGTTTGTTTTCATAACAAGCATGATTTGATGGATACAGAGTTTTGTCTTTATAAAGTTGAACTGTACGTTTAGCCCAAGGACGAACGAAATTTTTCAATTCCTCTAGAAATGGTTCATCTAGAACCTTAGAGGATGGAGTTGACATAGCCTTTCGATGTTTTTCATAACCTTGAAGAATGAATTCGGATGGTACCGTGTTACTAAGGGATTTACATTGAAGTAGATTCCAGAACATGATATCACGTCGAACTAATTGTTTTTGGGTTCTCGCTCTTGCAAAAAAGCAATTGCGAGCTGAATTACAAAAGAATGACTTTATGTCTTCCCTCCATTCAACCGGACCTTGAGGTAACTCTTGGTCTTGGTAAATTGAGAAATTATACGTGAGAAGAAATTTGAATTTCTTAGGATAGTCCACTAAGTGGACACCTGCGAAATACTTTTCTAATGATTGTTTGTTGATATTATCCTTGTTTAAGAGTTTAGGAAAACTCTTGACAATGAATAAATCCAAGCATGAATAGAAACCGTCAAGCTGATCTTGTTTCTTCAAGACTATTTTATAGTCTTTTGAAGATTTAACACGACCATTTGCTTTGGCAGTTTTAAAAGTGTTCCTTGCAGATAGAACGTTCTGAGTACCACTACTACCCCTTCGATTTTTGGTCGACAGGTGGGGTTCCTGCTTCTTATAGCATGAATTTTTCGTAGTGTGGTTTTTGACGTTTTTATTCTTACATCTCCGGGTACTAACCGGTTATGTCCGAAATTTGATTTTTAATCATTTATACAGTGTGGTGTCAATCAACACTGCACAAATGGAGTTGGAGGGTCTCACCCTTCCACCCCGAAATGCCTTCCGAGGCGGAAAATTC